ATTAAAAACTTTCCAATTGACGAAACACCTATAGGTTGGACTAGAGGCACAGGAACCGTGAAACCTGAAACACTAAATAAACTTATAGCCAGTAATCATAAAAATTGGAAAGGTGTTCCAAAAAGCCCTGAACAAAAACAAAAGATGAGTTTGGCTAAACTTGGAAAACCTAAAAGTGAACAGCACAAACAAAGGCTTAAAAAAGCGTGGCAGGCCCGCAAAAACACAGATTGTCAGCAAACACAATCCAGAGCATTTAATCAACACATTGGTTAAAGATAACACAGGACTAGTGTTTAATTACAAAAAAACAAATGAACATAGTTGGCATGTTGTTGGTTATGTGTGTCAAGTGTGTAATGGAAGTTTTGTAACATACAACAGATTACAAAAACATCAAAACACCAAATGTCTTATAAATACAATATCGGAGGAATAACATGCCAATTCATAAAATAACACAAAATGGAAAAACATATTATCGTTATGGCGACAGTGGTAAAATGTATACCAATCGCATGGATGCTGAACGTCAAGCCGCCGCAATACATGCCGCAGGATACAAAGAACCAATGAAAACTAATAAACCAATGAAAGACAACAAGAACAAATGAAAAACAGTTATACACTAGAACGCAGAAGTGATAAAAATGTCTGGGTCAACATTGAACCACTCATGGCAGACATACAGGTAAATTACAATAACCTACATGACCTAGATACCAGTGGTTTCACCGAACAAGACAACAAACTCATGCAGTTGAAAATTCTTGGTCTCAGAGCAATCTATGAATTCTTAGGTGCATTGAAAATGGAACAAGTGTTAAAAGAACGCAGAGAAGAATTGGCATTGGAACAATTGAATAATCAAATCAATCAAGGCACAAGTTTAATGGAAAGAACTCTACACTAATATGACTACTCCAAAAAATTATAAAACTCTACTTGATAGACCACCAACACACAACATCAAGAACTTTGACCGCATGGTTGTAGAACTTGGCAAATACATGAATGAATGGGAAATGGATCAGTGCCTAGAATTCATGAACACAGTTGCAGACAGCAAATGGGACATTAATCCCACTGTAGAAGATTGCAAAACACAATTGCAAATCATGTTGGGCAAGGACAATGTCAATGAAATGATTAGACTATGGTCATTGGAAAATCAAAACCTGCTTACTGTGTTTGGCAAATTAAAATACATGCGTAAAGACAACAGCGATAAAACAGCATATGATGGATTAGATCCAACTGATGATCCAAATGATTATATAAAGGTATATCTATGAAATGGTTTAAGAGTTTATGGTTCAATATGCGTAAGAGTAACAACTTACCAGGCAACGAAGTATTGATTCCTATTAAAGAAACACCACCAACTATTGCAGACGAACAAAACGACACTATAAAAACCAAGGCCCCTGCAAAAAAACGTGGTAGAAAAAAGAAAGAGGTACAAAATGAAATTGCCCCAACCAACATTGCGTGACAGATTAAACAATCCTGGAGTGTTCAGGACCTATCGCCACATGATACAAAACAGCGATACAACTACTGTTATTGAATTAAGAAAAAATCTTAATGAACAATGTAAAGACCATCCTAAACTACAACTATTAGAACAAGATTTTGTTTTAAGACTTGGAGAATAATTATGCAAGAACCCGCACTATTGAAAAATAATCAAAAAAAATCAGGACCTGGTGGAAAAAGACCTGGCAGTGGTAGAAAAAAAGGTTCAACACAAAAATTAAGTGGTGTTGAATTATTAGTTGCTATACATAAGGCAACAGGCAAGCCATTTTCAGACAACGTTGCAGAACACTATCACAGAGCAGTACAAGCAAAAGAATGGAGTGAAGTGCGTGACTATGAAAAGTTTATCATTGCCAAAGTAATCAGCGATACAAAAGAAGTTGATATTACAAGCAATGGCGAAACAGTTGGTGCAACATTTACATTTCCTAAAGTAGAATTAAGTGACTGGAACGAATGAGACAAGTCAATGTCCCACTATATGGCGAACAACAAACTATATTAAATGATTGGCTTAATACAGACAAACATTGTATAGATATTGTTCCTGTTGGTAGTGGTAAAACATTTTTAGCAAGTATTGCATTGCCTATATTTGCAACCAATGAAGTATTTCACAAAGGTAAGGATATCATTTATAGTGCACCAACAGGTGCCATGATTAAGTCATTGATTTGGGAACCACTTAAAAAGTCCTGCATAGAATACTTTAACTTAAAAGAAGGTAGCGATATCAACAATAGTGAACTTACCATTAAGTTTCCAAATGGTGTGTTCATTCGTTGCAAAAGCGCAGAACAGCGTGAGAATTTAAGAGGCTTAAACGTAGGCATGTGGATAGCAGACGAAGCCGCACTATATACACGTGATACATTACAAGAGATTACCAACCGATTAAGACCTAAAGTTGGTCAACCTGATACCGCAGGTAGATTGATTGTTATCAGTACACCAAATGGTGCAGGTCCTCTTTATGAATTGTTTAACTTAGCCAAAGAAAATCCTGAAAAGTATATTGTTAGACATTACAATTACTTGGAAATGCGTAGTGGTAACTTAAAATTCATTAACGAACAAAAACGCATTATCAGTCCCTTGAAGTTTGGTCAAGACTACATGTGCCAATGGGAAAGTGTAGCAGACATGTTCTACTATACATGGGACAAAACAAAATACTGTGATAATGTCAATGACAGAGGCACTGACATCTATACATTTCACGATTGGAACAAACGTGTTATGTGTGCCGTTGTTGCACAGGTTACCAATCCAGGTGATATCAATGGTAAGATTGAAGTGATTAAAAGTTATGCCATACCTGATTGTTCAACAGAAGGCATAGCACAGGCAATACGACTAGACTTTCCCAAGCGCAGAATCAACAGTATTATTGACATGAGTGGTGGTCAGGTAAACCGTGATACCACAAGTGCGTTTGGTGTAACAGACAGAACAATTATTGAGAAGTATGGTTTTACGATTGTTAACACACGTAAAAGCAATCCATTGGTTAGCGACACAGACAACACAAGCAATGCATTTATTGCCAGAGGCGGATTGATTGTAAGACCTGATGACAAGTTTTTACTAGAGGCATTATCAACATATCACTTTGAAGATGCAACTAGAAAACGTTTGGTAAAGTATACCGAACAAAAGTATGCACACATTGACGGTCTTGGTGATTGCATACGTTATGGCATACATCATTTGTTCCCAATAACACATGACAGCATAGGAATGCCTGAGTACATTGGTATGGATCCAGCATATCAACAGGCATCAATGCCAGGTAGAAAATATTTACCTGATAGTCCTCTGTATCCAGGTGGACCAACTTGGGAAGAAATCATGAATGGCAATCAAGAACAAGACTATCAAGTATGGCAATAAAGGAATATCAAATGACTAGATATATAGGATGTACAGAATTAAGTTTGCTAGACAAACTACTAAACAAAATTGTAATTAACCAACACACAGATTGTTGGGAATGGACCGCAGGTGTCAACAACCTAGGTTATGGCATGATACGTGATGAAAAACGTATGCGTTCAGCACACAGAGTAAGTTATGAAGAACACATAGGCAAGATACCTCATGGTATGTGTGTTTGTCATGCCTGTGATAATCCCAAGTGTGTTAATCCAAAGCATCTTTGGTTAGGCACAAGAAAACAAAACACACAGGACATGATTGATAAGAATCGTCATAGACTGTTTGGTTGGGTGCCAGGCGGACCAGGTCCACGTACAGGTGTTAAACTGCCCAAGATACATTGTGTACATTGCAATAGAATGATAGCCAAGAATGGATATATAAGATTTCATGGGGATAAATGTAAACTTAAGCCCTAGCATAAATACAATATCATTATGAACATATATAAACAGCGATATTTTGAACAAAAACAAGCCGCGAGACAGCGCGGTATTTCATTTGAATTAACATTCGACCAATGGTTTGCAATTTGGCAAGACTCTGGTAAATGGGAATTAAGGGGTAGAGGTAAAGGATCATATGTTATGAGCCGTATAGGCGACGTAGGTCCTTATGCAATTGATAATGTTTACATTAACAGTCAAGAGCAAAATGCAAGTGAAGGTTCTTCACGTGCTAAATCAGTTGAACATTGCAATGCAATTTCTAAAGCATTGATTGGAAAAAAGAAAAATTTAGATGCAGTTATAAAAAATGCCCAAGCACAATTAATGAGACCAAAATACATGTGCCAACATTGTGATAAAACAATTAGTGGCGCCGGTAATTTGAAACAACATATTGCTAGTAAGCATAAGGAAACACAATGAAAAACACGGAACTTTTAAAGCGTAATTCAGTATACTCAGCAATCTATCAACAGATGCTAGGTTTCCAGTCAGCATATCTTGGTGGATACGTATTTAAACAAGATGTACGTAAAAAGCGTCCAAGCGAAGATAGTATTCTTTGGAATGACTTAATGAAAAACACAGTGGCACAACCTGTTTGCCGTTACATTGTTGACACCATCAATGACGTATTGTTCGAGCCAGGTATTAAACGCAATTTAAGATTTGCAACACCAACAGGTCAATATATCGATCCTAAGAATTGTGATTGGGTAGAATTGTTTGTTAACGATGCAGACCTACAAACACGTGGCTTAACAAGTTTTATGGAACAAGTTGGTGATTTGACAAGTATCTTTGGTCATTGTTGGGTAGCAGTTGATATGCCACAAGAGAAGGAAGGCAACCTAGGTAGACCTTACTGTTGTGCAGTTAGTCCATTAGATGTATGGGATTGGTGTTTTGATTGGTATGGTGGCAGACCAATATTAGAATACGTTAAAATCAAAGAGATGGAAGACGAACACAATTACTATATCAAGTGTTATTATCTAGGCGATACAACCAAGCCAAGTTATTGGGAAAGTTATGTAGTACCAAAGACCATTCAACAGTCAAGCATCATGGATAATGAAGCATTGGCAACAGGCACAGGTGTATTTCCCGCAGGCATGAGTGTACCAGTGTTTATTGCATATGGTCGTAAGGATCCAAGGACCTTTGACTTAGGCGTAAGCGATATCGATAGTGCGGCTGATGCACAACGTGAACACTA